AACCACTGACTGGATGAGAGTAACTGATCCATATATTGTTTGTTGTATCTGCGTCTACACATGTGGGTAACAAGGAATTTTCCCCTACGAAACCACTCAACCTGTCTCTAAGACTCATATACAAATCGCTATTTAAAAATTCAATATTTTGTAAATTTGGAACAGCACTAGCTGTTATCATCATTAACGATTGATCTATTTTAATAGTTTTCACAGCATCATATAGAGTTACCCATGCATTACCACTTCCATCTGTAGTAATATAAGAAGGTGAAGCACTATTTAAATCACCTAAAAAGTTTACTATACTAGGCAGACTCACACTACCGTTGTAAACCGGCATTGCAGATAGTGAAAAATCATTCAAAATTTCACCAGAGATGCTCATCACCAACACTCTATCTAAATCAGCATCTGCTACCCACACTTTGTCCTTTTCTAATGGTTTTTTATAATGTATTGGCGATACACTTATGGGTATTGGGGAACATAAAGAAACAGTATAACTATCAACAATGCCTTCAAAATTAATATGAACTGAGTCATAGTCACAATTATTAAATATTGTCTGCTTAGTTACCCTACGTATATTGGGCAATCCAGGCTGACTTACATAACCAAAGCCAAATCCCGAATTGTATGCAGGTTTGTCTAGTATGCATAAAGTTGCACACAATTGTACAGTTTTGGTTTCTGTTGGAACTTCTAGCAACCCTGCAAAATAACTACCACCTCTATATTGAGGCACACTACTATCATTATAAAATTTTGCACCAGTAACCCGCACAGTGCTGTAGGAAGGTGTCAAGGTGTAGCTATTGTTGCGTACAAAAGTTACTAAATCTAAGCTTAAATCACCCACTTGAGTAGGTTCTGATCCATCAAATTTAAATGCTGTTATAGGTGGGTAGCATTTTGTAGTAAAATAATCTCTGTCTTTTAAAGTTACTATGAATGGAATTTTTGTTTTTGCCCATTTTATAGGATAAATATTAAAAGAAAAAATATTTTGTGCAGACAATGGACCTATGACCTGACTAGTACCTTCAACTGTTATTCCATTACTGGTAATTTCTAACACATCGGCAGGATTAAAAACACTTTTTACTACCCTTACATCAGGTCTAGTATTAAAAATACCATAAGCAGGAAACTCAACACTAGGATACAAATTGTTTTCTACATTGAACCTATCCACAAATCTTTTAGTATCTAAAGAAGCATATAAAAATATTACTGAATTTACATCGAGTGTTGAGGGTGTCTGATCAACAAAATGCAATGTTTTGTTTATTCCTGTTTCACCTGATGTACCAGCAAATACTGTGCCTGGTTTATTATAGTTGTACAATTGTAAAGTATAATCCCAAGAATTGTTAATTCTTATTTTTTCAGCAAAAACACTAACAGAGTTAGTAGTCGTCTTATCGACTAGCTTTGTATTAAAAATATCCTGATCAGTTTCTTCCATTTCAACAAAACTGAAAAAATTCTTCAAATGACTGTATTTGTTAGAATAGTAAGATACAGGAGAAAGAAAATCACTTCTGCAACCAGAGGCATATAAATTAATTGTGTACTGATTGTCAGGTAAATATTCATCAAATTGCCAAGAATTTATTCTTCTTATGGTTAGAGGTTTGCTCAATTTACCAGCAGGTAACAAATATATACCTTCTTCGCTAGTAGTCAAATTATCAAACAAAACCATATCAGGCAGTACATTTAATGCAGTAACAGTGTTGGTAAATGTATCCTTGAATGTACTGAGCAGAAATACATTACCAGTACCATCATAAACTGAAGCTGTTACTCTGTATTCTCCAGGCCATTTGTAATAATGTGAAGCACTAGGACCTACTATTTTGGTGCCGTCTCCTAGATCCCAATATATTTGATATTGACTATAATTTGTTATATTAAAATTAGGGTCTTGTAAGTTTAGAGTGAAATAAAATGGTGTATTTGACAGGGTGTAGCTAACAAACTTTGTACTTGCGTTTACATTATCAAAGACTGTAACTTTGATATTTACAGCTGTAATAGAAATCATCTTAATACTCTCTTAAGCTGGCTTCTTGTGCATCAGGTGTTACTACTTTTATATAATTTAATAAATTGGTTAAATTGTAAAAATATGGTATTTTAAAATAAGATAATTTTACAGGCTGGGTAGTAATGGTAATATCTTCTTTTGAATTACTATAAACTGGGTTCCACATTAATAAACTCAAGCCAGATGAATTGATTGCTTGATTGTTTACTGTTCTACTAGTTACTACTGATGTTACCCCTTCTATATCTAAAATTCTTCTCGTCAATAAATCTACATCAATGCTTTGACCTAACTTATTGTTCTGAACATCAAAATATTCGTTAAATATATCATAAACTTTTTGCTGTATTTCTAGCTCATTAAATCTACTATTTGGAGATCTGCCCACTATAAGATATGTTTCGTTTGATATTTCTGTTGTTAAAAGTTTGCTATTTATTTCCTCTGCAGTTCCTACACCCAGACTTACAGCTGTGTAAACTGGATCCATTATTACGATTTCTGCTGTCATCATTTTTACATCTTGCAGTGCATTTATAATATTAGTTTTCAGGCCAGTAGCAAGAAAATTTGTATTGGTCTGCAAGCTGTTAGTTTTTTGTAATTTTGGTACAATATAAATGTATACATTGTTAAAATCACAACTATCAGCAAAGGCCAGCTGATTGAATGCAACCCTAGAATCTTGATTGGGAGATTTTAATCCTAAATTATACAAATATCTTACATGTTCTGCTAAATATTCCCAGTTATTAACAACTTTAATATCATTTATAATATTACTAAAATTTGCATTCACATAGTTAGTAAAATCTTCAGAAGTTATAAGCCGGTATTGAGATTTAAAAGTATTTGCAGAATTTTTTCTCATACTCTCCACATTTTCTACTGTTCTATATGCAGTGCTTGCAACTTCATTGCTAAAATTAAGCAAACTTATCTGGTTACTATCCATGACATTTAAAGTACTAGAAATAGTAGGATAAATTTGATTGAATTGAACTGTGTTGTATAAAAATAAAGAATTACCATCAATTACATTGGGACCAATCTCACCAGTACTACCATTGCTCTTCAAATAGTAGACTGCAACAACATCACCATTTTGTAGCTTCTTACCAGTTACATCGTCTCCAAATTTTAAGACATATCTCTGGTTTTCATTCATTCTGCATTCAAAACTAAGACTAGGTGGCGCTTCAAGATACAAAGTTTCTACTCTGTTGTATTGATTCCATCGCAAGGTTTTTGAGTTGAAAACATATACATCAATTGATGAATGATCTATTATCTCATTAACCCCATTTTCATCAACTACAGCAAGAGGAATTTCTTCAAAAGGCTCACCAGTCGCTGCATATAATGGATATTCTTTGAAGACTCCTTGATATAATAAGTTAGAATCTGTTAATTGATCTAATGTTTCTAAAGAGTCGGTATTTTTTATAAACGTAGCATCTCTTTGAAAGCTATAATTTATACCGTTGACTGTTAGATAAGAATATCTCGGTATTGTGTATACACCTCTGGGTAATTCTGCATCAGCGCTACAATTAAAAGGTAAAATACTAGTTTGATTGCCAATAGGATTATATCCAAGTGTCTTAACTATTTTATTCATATTTTCATAGAGCTGGGCCTGTGAAAATAAACTTTCGCTACCAGTTTTGTTTAGGTAAAACAATAGTACATGATAACTATATGCTATCACATCTAATAAGCTATTAAAATTACTTCCTTCAAAAACTTGATCGGTAAAAACTCCACCTTCATTCAATCTTTGTTGCATCAATTGCTTCAAAGAAACAGCATCAAATGCCGCATATGCGTTGAATGGCAAAGTGAACTGATTACCAACTATTTGATTATTGATACTCATTTTTAGTTAAAATAATATCCTGATTCGGATAATGTTCCTTTCAGTGATATCACGGTATTATTTAAAGCTGGAACGTTTAATAGAAGGTAAATATTGTACTGATTATTATCATAATCCACCTCTACATTGACATTTTTAACTTTAACTCTTGGCTCATATTTGTTAATTCCCTTTAGAATTGTTTCAGCCATCAATTTGCCATTTAATTCGGACAGACCAGTAAAGATAAATTGTTGTAAGTTCAACCCATAAATAGGGTTTAAAATCTTTTGAC